GACCCACGACGCGGACTAACGGACGTCGTGGCGTACGCGACGGCGGCGGAACTGGCGGCGGCGCTACGCGTCGCCGTGTCCGAGAAAAACCAGGACCTTCTAGAAGCGTCCGTCGCCGCCGCGTCCGCGGAGATCGATCATCAATGCGGACGCGACGTCACGACGCCTATCCCCGTGGACGATCCGCTCGCCCATATGGTCGCGCTCGCTCGCGGCGTGGAGTGGTTCAAAGCGAACGACGCCGCCTTCGGCGCGGTCGGGTTCGACGCGACCGGAGTCCTCACCGCGCCGCGGGACGGGTTCGCGCGTCACGCCGCCGACCTCGTCCCGCTGGTCCAGACGTTCGGGGTCGCGTAATGGCGGTCCGTCTGCTGGAGTCGGGTTCGATCCGCCTACTCCAGCCGTCCGCGTCGGTCCTGGAGGACGGACGCGCGCTCTCCGACGTCCGCGCGCTGGTCATGGAACTGCTCGCGCCCCCGGACGGAAACTCAGAGTGGACCGTCGCGGAAGGGATCGTGGACGCGTTCGTCCCGCCCGGGTTCCTGGTGACGTGGGGCGACGGTTGGGTCCAACCGAAAACGCATTGCGCGGTGACCGCGGCGCTGGACGTCGTCTGCATCGCGGCGCGGTTTGAACCGGAGTCCGGAACCGTGACCCTGGAGCAACTGGTCGAACTGGCTTTCGCGCGGTTCCGCGCGGGCGGTCTGGTCCCGCGCTCCGTCTCCGCGCCCGGTCGGTTCGATATCGGCGGGGTCCCGTACCTCGCGGCGCACATCGCGCTCGATAGTCCCGCGACCTTGGGAGGTCCGTCCTAATGCCAGCTAGCCCGGTTACCGCTGCTCCGTTCATCCCCGTCAAGCCGCTTATTTCGATCGACTCAGGCGGCGGCAATACCGTTTCGTTTGAGTGCGCGTCGGAGTCGGTGGAGGTCTCGGTCGAGCAAGACGAGAACACCTACGAGACGTTTTGCGGGACGTACACCAACTACAAGCCGGAACAGTGGACGGTAACCGCGTCCGTGTTCCAGAGCTACGGAGCGACGGGACTCTGGACCCTCGTCCGTCCGCTGGTCGGACCCGCGCGCGCCTTCACGTTCCAACCGGATTTCACTCTCCCGGTCTCAGTGACGAACCCGAAAATGTCCGGGACCGCGATCGTTAAGGCGTTCCCGTTCTACTCCGGGTCGCCCGGAGAACCGCAGGCGTTCGATCTCGTCCTCGCGGTCCAGGGAACACCTACGTTTGCGATCGCGTAACCGTGGCCGGACTAAGCGCCGACGTCAACGCGGCGGACGTCGACCGGTTGCTCGGGCGCGTCGCGCGCGCAATGCCGCGCGCGGGCGCGGACGCGGGACTCGCCACCGCGCGCGACGTCGCAGTCCGCGCGCGAGGAAACCTCCCGCGCCGGTCGGGTCGACTCGCGGGAAGCGTACGGGTCGACCCGACCCCGGACGGAGCGTCCCTAGTGGTCGCCGCGCCTTACGCGGCGTGGATCGAATACGGCGGGTCCCGGGGACGTCCGTACGTTCCGGAGGGACGCTACGTCGCGCCCGCAGCGGACGGCGCGGAAACTGACATGGCGCGGACCGCGGCGCTCAACTTTGAGCGGGAGGTCTGAACCGTGGACGACCTCCCCGACAAGGTCCGGGTAGACCTGGCCGAAGTCACGTTCGGAGAAATGATCGACGCGACGGAAGCGGCGAACGTCGCGGACCCGACCGCCGCGAGTGCGGCGGATCAGGCGCGGCTTAACGCGGCGTTCTGCTGGGTCGTCATCCGGCGCGACCGTCCCGGGTTCACCTACGCGGACGCGCTGTCTCTGCCGATCTCACGCGTGGAGGTCATTCAAGCGTCCGACCCAAAATCCCCGGACCTCGCCGCGTCCGATACCGGGACGCCGCCCGCATCGGACGAAGTTGGAACATCGGACCGCTTGACGTGATGGCGTACCCGGTCGGTCTGTTGGACGCCATGGACCACGTTCTCCGCGAGGAAGATCGCGCCCGGAGGCGCGCGGAGTCCCGCGCCAAAGCGCGGAGACGTCGTTAGGTGGCGGGGTCCGCGGACGTCCTCATCCGGTTCATCGCGGACACCGCGTCCGCGTCCAAGGAAGTCCAAGGGTTCGGCTCACAACTGAAATCCTTCGGCGGAAAAATCGCGGGGTTCATCGGCGGCGCAGCGGTCGGCGCGTTCGCGGCGGACGCGGTGAACGCAGCAAACGACATGGCGGAGTCCGTGTCCAAGGTCCGGACGGTGTTCGGGGACTCGTCGCGCGAGCTACTGAAATTCACGGAGAACGCGGCGACGAACCTCGGACTCTCGCGGCGCGCCGCGACCGACGCCGCGGGCGCGTACGGGAACCTGTTCACTCAGCTAGGACTCACGACCGCCCAGAGCGCGGATATGTCCAAGGGTCTGCTGACCCTGACGTCGGACCTGGCGTCGTTCCACAACGCGGACCCGACCGCGATCCTGGAGGCGCAATCCGCCGCGTTCCGCGGGGAGTATGACGCCATTCAGCGGTTCATCCCCACGCTGAACGCGGCGACGGTGGAGACCCGCGCGCTCGCGGACACGGGGAAGACGTCCGCCGATCAACTGACCGCCACGGAGAAAGCCGCCGCGACCTACGCGCTCATGATGGAAGGCGCGGGGAAAGCGACGGGGGATTTTGCGCGGACCTCCGACTCCGCCGCCAACCAGCAGCGGATTTTGCAAGCGAAGACGGACGACGCGTCGGTGTCGATCGGTCAGGCGCTACAACCGGCGATCGCGGTCCTGGTCCCCATCCTCGCGGACATGGCGACCGCGTTCGCGGGGCTAGAGAAACCGATCCAACTTGTGGTCCTCGGTCTCGGCGGACTCGCGATCGCGATCGCGGTGCTCGGCGCGGAGATCGCGCTCCCGGTCGCCGCGCTCGTCGCGCTCGTCGCGGCGGCGGTCTGGACGTGGGAGAACTGGGACCAAATCTGGACCTGGATCAAGGAACACCCCGCGCTCGCGGCGGTCGTCGCGATCGTGGCCGCGCCTATCGCGTCGTTCGTTCTGCTCATCGGCGGGCTAAAGCTGCTCTGGGAGAACTGGGATTCGATTTGGTCCGCGATCAAAGGCGTGACCAGCGGCGCGGTCGGCGCGATCGGCGGGTTCGTGGACGCCATCCTCGGATTCTTCCGGTCGATCCCGGGCGCGATCATGGGCGCGATCTCCGGACTCTGGGAGATCATTACGCGTCCGTTCCGCGACGCGTATAACACGATCTCCGGAGTCGCGTCCGATATCAAGTCCGCGTTTTCGGAGGCGGTCGGATTCGTCAAGGGAATCTGGAACGGGTTCGCGCGCGCGTGGAACGGAATTGAGATCAACATTCCGTCCGTGGATATCCCGCTGGTCGGTTCGATCGGCGGCGGGTCCGTCTCGCTCCCGAACCTTCCGATCCTCGGCGCGGGCGGAATCATTAACGGTCCGACGCTCGCGCTGCTCGGGGAACGCGGACGCGAGGCGGTCGTCCCGCTCCCCGCGCGCGGCGACCTGCTCGGCGGATCGAACGTCACCTACGAAATCGCGGTTTCCGTCGCGCCCGGGACGTCCCCCGTGGAGGTCGGCGGCGCGCTCATCGACGCGATCCGCGCATACGAACGGGTCAATGGTTCCCGCTGGAGGTCCGCGCAAAATGCCTGACCGCAGAGTCACGGAAGACACGACGATTACCGCGGCGGGAGTCGCGGCGGGCGATTGGTTCGACCTTGTCGACGTCTCCGACGCGACGGACGCCGCGTCGGGAACGAATAAGAAGATCGCCGCGAGCGAGGTCGCCGCGCTGGTCTCCACGTTGCTGAACCTGTCCACGACGTACCAACCCGCGGACTCCGACCTGACCGCCATTGCCGCGCTGACTACGACCGCGTTCGGTCGGTCCCTGCTCGCGCTCGCGGACGCGGCGGCACTCCGCACCGCGGCGGCGCTGGTCCCGGGGACGGACGTTCAGGCATACGACGCGGAGCTAGCCGCGCTCGCGGGTCTGGCATCCGCCGCGGATCGGGTCCCGTATTTCACCGGTTCCGCCGCGGCATCCCTCGCGACCTTTACCGCCGCCGCGCGGACGTTCACCGCGCTCGCGTCCCTCACCGCGCAGCAGCAGTACCTCCAGGTTCAGGGGATCAATCCGCAGACCGGGACGACGTACACCCTCGCGACGACCGACCAGACGCAGCTAATCACCCAGAGCAACGCGGGCGCGATCACGACCACCGTTCCGCAGGACTCCGCGGTGACGTTCCCGGTCGGCGCGTGGACGGAGCTATATCAACTGGGCGCGGGACAAATCACCGTCGCCGCGGGCGCGGGCGCGACGTTGCGCGCCACTCCGACCGCGAAGGCGCGCGCGCAGTATTCCCGTCTGTTCCTCCAGAAAATCGCCGCCAATACATGGGCGCTCTCCGGAGACATCGCGGCGACATGAGTCCGGTAGCGGGCGCGCGCTACGCGCAGCAGCAGATAACGGGCGGTCCGCCGCCGACCGGTCCCCCGGTCGCGGGTTACGTCGCTTGGTATGACCCTTCGGACGCGGGTTCGATCACGTCCAGCGGCGGCGCGGT